GGCATCATCTGAGGACCGCGAGAAGGCAGCGATTCGGCTCGTCCCAAGGCAGATGTTCATAAACTGATATGGGCAATAGGTTTGCTTCAGGTAAGAACTCGATTGCGATGTGTGATCGCTGTGGACAAAAGTTCAAGCTGACCGCACTCAAGAAGGAAGTTATAAAGACCAAGATCTACAACATTCTGGTGTGTATACAGTGCTGGGATCCAGATCATCCGCAACTCCAACTGGGTATGTATCCGGTAGATGATCCACAGGCAGTACGTGAACCTCGCCGGGATCAGAGCTACTACGTATCAGGTCTTACGGTCCTCGGGACTCAGGGCGAAGGTAGTCGAGTGTTTCAATGGGGCTGGAATCCGGTTGGTGGAGCCAGCAGTTTCGATACCTTGCTAACACCAAATGACTTGGTTGTACAGGGGATTGTTGGTACAGTCACGGTAGTGACGACATAAGGAGGCCACATGGCTAAGGAAAACGGTAAGTCTGACATGGCGCAAGATAAGGCTATGATCCGCAAAGGGATCGGACAGCACGAAGCGGCAAAGCATCCGGGGGGCAAGAAGACTTCCCTGAAGCTCAAAAAGGGTGGCCCCACCTCCGAGGACCGTATGCGTCTTGGTCGTGGGCTGTCTCGCGCTGCTAGTCAAAAGACGGGTTGAATCATGGCTAAGTACAGTCAAAAAGAAGACGGTAAAGAAGTCGGCCCCGCTAGTGTTTACGCAGAGCCCCACACCATGTCTGGTAAGCGGCTGGGTATTAACGACTACGGCATCAAGCCCACCATGCCCCGCAAAGAAGATTGGACACCAATGAGCGGCGTCTCGTTGGGTGACTGCGGTGGTGTAAAGACTGATGGCGTCAAGATGCGCGGTACGGGCTGCGCGACCAAAGGTACGATGTCTAGAGGTCCGATGGCATGAATTACACGGCTCTTGTGAATGCGATAAGCTCCTATACGGAGAACCAATTTGCTACGGCGGATATGAACACGTTCATTACGCAGGCAGAGCAGCGCATTTACAACAGCGTGCAGTTCCCATCGCTTCGCAAGAATGTCGTGGGGCAGACTACGGCACAAGATCAGTACTTGGATTGCCCGCTTGACTTCTTGTCGGTATACTCGATGGCGGTGTACCCCGTAGGAGGGTCGTACACGTACTTGCTGAACAAGGATGTGAACTTCATCCGTGAGGCGTACCCTTTCCCACAGACTACGGGTATGCCAAAGTGCTACGCGCTTTTCGGCCCTGCGTTTGCGGATGCCAAAGAACTTGTCTTCATCCTCGGTCCCACCCCTGACATCATCTACAACGTAGAACTTCACTACTTCTACTACCCAGAGTCGATCACCACAGTAGTAGGTGGACAGACTTGGCTGGGTGATAACTTCGATACCGTCTTGCTTTATGGCGCACTTGTCGAGGCTTACATCTTCATGAAGGGTGAGACGGACATGATGCAGGCATACGAAGGCAAATACAAAGAAGCCCTCGCACTTGCCAAGCGTCTGGGAGATGGTCTGGAGCGTCAGGATGCGTACAGATCCGGTCAATATCGTCAGCAGGTAACTTAAGATGGCGTTGACTCAGACGATGACGACAAGTTTCAAGGTTGAACTGCCGCAAGCAGTTCATAACCTCTTGTCGGACACAATTCAGATGGCGCTGTACACCGCTGAAGCAACGCTAAACGCAGACACGACTGTATACACCACAGACAATGAAGTTGTAGGGGTCGGCTATACAGCGGGCGGCATTTTGCTGACTAACGCGACTGTCCTTGCAGCGAACAATGTGGCGTACATCAGTTTCGACAACCCTGTGTTTAACGCTGCATTGACTGCGCGTGGGGCATTGATCTACAACGTAACACAAGCGGGTAAGTCTATTGCGGTTCTTGATTTTGGCGCAGACAAGACCTCTACGACTACGTTTACTGTTACACTCCCCGCAAACTCTTCAACCTCTGCACTACTTCGTATAGCATGAACACTGACACGCCTTTAATCCATACGTCGCTCGGAAATGTCCCCGTTGACTCGCTAGTCTATGAAGCGGAATGGGACATCACCCCAACGTATATTAAGTTTGTTGAGAAGTATACGGACAAGAGTAGTGGAGAGATCGTTCGTCAGAACGCTCATGTCTATAGTATGGCTGGCGTAGCGGGTGAAGCCGCTACTGGTGAAATCTAAGGAGCTAAAAAATGGCTAATACCCAAGCAATGTGTACCTCTTTCAAGTCTGAGATTCTTCAGGCTTACCACAACTTCGGCACTACGGTGGTCCGCGCAGGAACCACCGCTGATGTATTCAAAGGCGCTGTCTACCTTGCTGTTGGCACTCTCGGTGCGGGCACTACGGTGTATTCCGCAACCAACGAGATCGCAAACAGCGGTACTTACGCAGCAGGCGGGGCTACGATCACCAATGCGACCCCTCCAGCAGTTACTGGAACCACGGCGTACTGGACCCCATCCGCACAGTTGCAGTGGACTTCTGTTACGTTTGCTGCGGCAGACGCACTGCTTGTGTACAACTCTACCCAAGGTAACCGCGCTGTCAGCGTACACAACTTTGGCTCGCAGAGTGTCACCACTGGCACGTTTACGCTGACCATGCCTGTGAACGGTGCAGGTACTGCGCTTATCAATATCGCTTAAGGTTCCACGATGTCTTGGTCGGTTATTGATACTGGGCCGAGTGATTCATGGACTCCAGTTACACGCCCCACGACGATTGCCGTCAGTGGGGTGAGCGGTACGACGATTGTACGGGACATAGAACCCGGAATCCCAAAGTCCCTGTCTGGCGTTAGCATATCGGGAAGCGTTGGTAATCTCGATAACGTCCAGCAAGATGCCCCATCAGCCGTCTCTGCCACGGGCAGCGCAGGTACGCCCACTGCTTTTGCTACGCCCTTTGTTACGGTAACCCCTACAGCCGTCAGTGCTACGGGGTCCGTGACGACCTTCGCTCGACAAACTCTAAAGCAGTTGACGGGGCGCTCTGCTACAGGGACTCCGGGATCGGTTGGGGCCGTATCTGTAAACACCAACACGCAGGCGCTCTCGGGGGTTAGCGCAACCGCCAGTATTTCGAGCCTTGCTACTAGGCTAGTGACTAGAGATGTCACGGCGGTTAATGCGACCTCTAGCGTAACCACGTTCACTGAAGAAAATAGAAAGGCACTTACCGGAACATCCGCAACGGCGTCGATTACGTCAGTGATAGACGAAGTCTCCGACGAGCTTCTTCCTGTCAGTGCCACAAGCAGTGCTGGCACGCTCGGTAGACAGACAGCAAAAGCCATAACAGGTAATACTGCAACTGGCTCTGTGGGCACTATTACGGCAGTCTTACGCCAGACGGTAACTATAACAATTACGGCCAACTCAACTGGCCCGGCTACGCTCAACGTAGCGACTTTTGCTTCCACCAACCTAACCAAAACTACATCTGGTACGTATTCGGCGGGACTTACAAACATTAACGTCATTGTTAATAATGTTTATATTTACTCCGATATTATAGGGACTCCCGCCCTCACACTTAGCGGCGGAACTGCTGGAGATGTGCTCACCTTCACAAACAACGGTCTCATCATGGGACGCGGTGGTAATGGTGGTGGGAGTAACGGGTCAAACGCAGTCTACGCAGGGCCGGGAGTAGGTAGTACGGCGCTTAAAATAGGCTTCGCTACTACAGTCGTTAAAGGCGCGGGCTCTTATATTGGTGGCGGCGGCGGTGGCGGTGGCGGGCATATCACTACTGGCGGTGGGGCTGGGGCAGGGGGCGGTATTGGGGGTAGTGGCTTCTCTACAACAGGACCAATTTTTGCTGGTGGCGGTAGTCCCGGCGGCTTAGGGGGTAATGGGTCTGTAGGCGGAACTAATTCTTCTGGTGGCACTACTCTCGTATCAGGTGGGGGTGGGGGCGGTAGGATATTCCCCAGTAGCGCATCGGGGGTAGTTACCAACACTGCCATTGGGCAAACAAAAGG